ACCATCGGCGGCGTTATCCAGCCGGTGCTCGAAGCGCTGCGTGAGAAGCTCGCAGAGTTCAAGGCATGGTGGGATACGCTCTCTCCAGAGACGCAGGACATGATCGTCAAGATCGCTATGTTCGCGGCTGCCATCGGCCCGCTGCTCATGCTGCTCGGATCTCTGGCGACGGCCATCGCGGCCATCATCTCGCCGGTCGGACTCGTGATCGCAGCCATCGCGGCAGCCATCGCAATCGGCGTTCTGCTTTATAAGAACTGGGACAAGATCAAGAAGTGGGCGGTCGAGAAGTGGGAAGCCATCAAAGAGGCCGTCGTCACTCCGATCCTGAACGCGAAGCAGGCGCTCGAAGACAAGTGGGAAGAGATCAAACAGGCCGCCAGCGACAAATGGGAATCCATCAAGAACAAAGCCGGCGAGCTCTGGGAGACCATCAAAGAGAAGATCATCCAGCCGATCAAGGACGCGAAGCAGGCGGTCGAAGAGAAGATCGAAGATCTGAAGAGCTCCGTTAAGGAGAAATGGGAGTCCATCAAGACGACCATCGGTGACGCAGCGCAAGGAATCCTCGACAAAATCACCCAGCCGTTCAAAGACGCGAAGCAGAAGATCGACGAGATCGTGCAGGGTATCAAGAACTTCTTCCCGATCAACATCTCGAACATCTTATCAAATATCAAGCTTCCGCACTTCCGGCTCGTCGGTTCGCTGAATCCGACCAAGTGGGTGACGGACGGTCTGCCTCACATCGAGGTCGACTGGTACCGGAAAGCGATGCAGGGCGGCATGATCCTGGACGGAGCGACGATCTTCGGCCTGAACAAGTACGGCAACCTCATGGGCGGCGGCGAAGCCGGGCGTGAGGCCATCGTCGGCGTGAACAGCCTGCAGAGCATGATCCAGCAGGCGGTAAGCAACCAGATCAGCCCGGAGATGATCTACCAGGCAGTCAAAGAAGGCGCAAGCGCCGCGACGATCCGCTCCTATATGGACGGCCGCGAAGTCACGGCCCGCATCAACCAGATCAACGCCGTCACGGCCGGCGCGAATGCCAGAGCGCAGGGGAGTTATTAAATGTTTGACATCATTTACAACGGCCATACAGCCCGCGAGATCGGCGTCGCAATAACGACCAGGCCGAGCATACCGGCCCCGCAAAAGCGCGGCGAGTGGGTCGAGATCGGCGGCCGGAGCGGTTCCGTCCTGGTCACCGACGAAACCTATGAGAACATTGAGATCTCGGTCGCGATGAACTTCATCCAGCCGCGTGACCGCATCAACCAGCAGTTCCGGCGCGTGAAGGACTGGATCCAGAGCCCCGGTGACTATACTAAAGGCTCAATGGAGCTCCGGTTCAGCGACGACCGCGGCTTCTTTTACAAGGTCAAGCAGGCAGGCGTGACGGACTTCTCCAGGCGCACAAAGCGCGGCGCAGACCTGGTCGCGACCTTCATCTGCGATCCGTACACGTACCTGGATGAAGGGCTGAACGAAGTACCGATCGCGAGCCTCGAAAAGAACCCTGGGGTCAAGAGCTGCCCGATCTACCACATCACCGGTGGAAATAACACAGCCGGCGTGCTGACGGTCAACAGCCTCACGTTCAACTTCACCGGAAAGTCCGCGGGTGTTTACCTCGACACAGAGAACGGGAGAGCTTACACCACGATCGGAACGAAGCTGGACAACACGGTCTCCGGAGATTATGAGAACATTAAACTGCGTCCCGGTAGCAACACGATCGCCGTATCAGGCGGAGCGTTCACGGCTACGGTGATACCTAACTGGAGGCTACTCTGATGATCATGGCATACGACATCGCCGACCAGATCACAATGAATTCACGGCTGCCGGCGGCGACACCGATCAACTATAACGGCGTGACGCTGCAGCCGTCGTCCTGCAAAGTGATGGCGGCGCTCAACGGCGCCTGGACGCTCACGATCGAGCATCCGATAGACGCAGATGGTCTCTGGCGTTACGTGGAAGTAAATACGGTTCTTCTGGTTCCGTCCTGGAACGGAAAGCAGTTCTTCCGCATCAAGCAGCGCGAAAAGAGCGATGACGGCGTGACGGCGACCGCAGACCCGATCTTCTTCGACTCGAAAAACAACCAGTTCCTGGAGGCGACCAGGATCACGAACAAGAACGGGCAGAACGCCCTGAACGCCATTTTGAGCGGTTCAAACTACTCCGGAACGTCAGACATCACCTACACCGACTCCGCCTATTATGTTCGCAAAAACGCGATGGAGGCGATCGCAGGAAGCGACGACAACAGCTTCCTGAACCGCTGGGGCGGCGAAATCGAATACGACAACTACACGATCAAAGTGATGAATCAGATCGGTCAGTCGCGCGGGCTCAAGATCCAGCGCGGCACGAACCTTGAAACGGGCGCCCTGGAGGAGTCGTTCGACGTCACAAAGCTCTGTACCAGGATCTACCCTACTGGCTACAAGGGCAGGACGCCGGACGGCTACTCCTACGTCGACAGCCCGGTGATCTCCGCTTACCCGATCGTTTACGCGCAGACGATCCAGTTCCCGAATATCGCACTGTACGCGGATCTCGATCCCGGACAGGACACGACGGACATGATCATCTGCCCGACGCAGGTCGACTTCGACAACGAGATCGACGACGCCTGCGACGCTTATTTCCTGGACACTTACTGCGACGCAGCGATATACAATATCGACTGCAAGATCACGGCGCTCGAAGCGATCGCAAATGAATCAGGAGTCCCGGCGATCCAGGTCTCACTTGGCGATACCGTTGATATACTCGACAACAGGCTCGGGATCTCCGCGACCACCAGGATCACGGAGATCGAATGGGACTGCATCCTGAATAAAGCAGAATCCATAAGGCTGACGGCGCAGAACAGCGTCATCCCGCCGTTCCCGTCGTAAAGGAGGAATTATGAGCCATCAAATCAATCTGAAAATCAATACCTTCGAGCCGACCAGGATCGACGTCGTCCAGGGCTCGCAGGGGCCGGAACTCTTATTCCTGATGGAAGACATCACAGTGCCAGGCGCCGGCGCGACGCTTTACATCAAAGATCCGTTCGGAATCGTGACTAACTACACCTGCACGAAGCACGCGACGCTGAACGCAGTGAAGTTTACGCCTGATCAAGACACCTTCATGGTTCCGGGACGATCAGTCGGATCGCTCGAGATTGATAACGGCGGTTATGTCTACACATTTACTGTCGTTTTTACGGTGCTGTTAAATCCTGGCACATGCAACTGGAAGCACGTAGTTCCGGCAGGAACGCTCGGGCCTGGTGGAACGATCTCATTCAGTACGGACTCGCTTGTTCCATACGGCACTAAACTTGTTATGCATAGCGATGTCGGGGCAGCTTATATAATCAATCAAAGTATACGTTCTTTCCCAGATCCTTCTGACGGGCCTCTCGAGATCTCTTACGACATAGGCAACGATCCAGAAGTTGTGATCACAAACACCTCCGGAAACACTGTCGGTTTCCCGGATCTAATTTTCAACTTGTATGCGGATGCTTTGATCGGATTCACTCGCGCAAACGAAAACTATGTCCCGGATGAATACCGGCCGTCCGGCTACTTCGACGGCAGTGGCGTCGGCGTCGCGAAGACGCTGAACGGCGGCACGGTTTCAAGGGCTTCCGGAACATCCTGGAAGACGGTGCAGCAGTTCACGATCAACCCGGGCGCGTGGGTCGTGACGGCTTCGTGCGCGTTCGCATCGAACGCCACAGGCCGGCGTGCGCTCTGCATCTCCGGCACCGAAGACGGCAGTATGCTCGGATATAACGTATACGACACAAAGAACGCGGTCGACGGAGCGACGACCAGCCTGCAGTGCGTGTTCTTCCTGAACCTGCAGACGGCGACGAACTTCTTCCTGAATGTCTACCAGAATTCAGGCAGCACGCTCAATTGTTATCCACGCGTTCATATAATTAAAATCGCATAAGGAGGCTTGCATCATGAGTAATTTACAGAATCCGAAGTGGTGGCTCGCGGCCGGCACGCGGACGATCAAGACCTTCGCCGAAGCGATGATCGGCCTGATCACCGTCGGCCAGGCATGGGGCGAGATCAACTGGCTGCACGCGGTCAGCGTCTCCGGCGTGGCTGCGCTCATCGCGTTCCTGACCTGCCTCGCCGGGCTTCCGGAGGTTGAGAGTTGAGCCCGGCCTGGACGGCCTTCTGCGCTGCCTTCCCCGGCGCGATCATCTCGATCGTGGTCGGCGTACTGGTGGCCCGCATGAACAAGAAGCTCGACAAGAGGGAGCGCGAGAAGGACGAAAAAGACGAGGCTGCCGCGAAAAACGCCGCGATGATAATCGAGCTCATCATGGCATCTTTATCGCTTTCAGAGGCGACTGCAGAGGCCGTGCAGCGCATCCCAGACACACACTGCAACGGGGATATGCACACAGCGCTCGAAGAAGCCAGGACGGTCAAAAAGAAGTATCGTCAGTTCGAGACAGAGCAGGCCGCGAAGGCGCTGCAAAGGAGTTAAACATGATCATTCAAGGCACTAACAGACCGATCGTGCTGAAGTTCGACCAGGACGTCTCCGGTCTCTCGGATCTCATCGTGACGATCTGGGACAGGAAAGGGACTCTGATCAAGGAATACAAGACCGCCGACCTCACGATCGTCGGCGACACGGTGAGCTGTCCGCTGACGGAAGCCGAGAGCGCAGCGCTTCCGCTTTACAGCGTCACGCTGGAAGCAAAGGGCCTGGACGACGGCGAGACCGTGTTCTGGGACAAGCTGACGGTGAACGTCGTACGGCGTAACGACAAGAGCATCAGTCTGGAGGCGTAATATGATCAGGGAGATCTCCGGCGGCATCCACATCTTGAGTGCCGAAACCGGAAGCACCGGAACGATGACGGAGATCACGCAGGAACCAGGCAGCCTTCTCTCGATCTCCGGAGCACCTGATCCGGTGAACCAGCTTCCGGAACATGTCCACAAGTTCGTGACGTTTACGGATCTGCCGCCGACCTATACCGGCCCGACAGAGTTCACGCCGAGCGGATCCGAACAGGTCGCGCTGACGGCAGGCCTCATGGTCGAGCAGGACATCATCATCAACCCGATCCCGTCGAACTACGGACTCGTCACCTGGAACGGATCCGTTTTAACTGTTTCATAAGGAGCAAATTATGGCACAAAACGTAGTTATTAACGGCGTAACGTATTCTGCCGTTCCGGAAGTCGACATCCCGAAGCAGGGCGGCGGCACGGCGAAGTTCTACGACACGGCCGGCGCGACGGCTGCGAGCGGCGACATCCTATCCGGTAAATCCGCGTTCGGCTCGTCCGGTGAGATCTCTGGCGGAATGACCGACAACGGAGCTACCGGCGGCACGATCTCGACGAAGGCCGGCACCGTCACGATCCCCGCGGGCTATACGTCCGGCGGCACGGTGAAGATCTCCGACACAGAACAGGCGAAGATCATCGCCTCGAACATCAAGAGCGGAGTCACGATCCTCGGGCAGGCAGGCAGCCTGACAGTCCCGACGATCAGCCAGGACAGCGGCACGAAGATCCTCTCGATCAGTTAGGAGGTGATCTGCATGGCGCAGAACATCACCTTAATGGGCGCCAGCTACTCGAATGTCCCGGCGGTTCAGCTCCCGAAGACCGGAGGCGGAACGGCGCGGTTCGACGACGCCAGCGTAACGACAGCGGCTGCGTCCGACGTCGCGAGCGGCAAGGTTTTTCTTGCGGCTGACGGAACGATCACGACCGGCACGGCTTCCGGCGGAGGCGGCGTCGGTACACTGCTCGCCACGAAGTCGCTCGGCGCGATCTCAACGTCAAACACCACGGCAGAGGACACCGGACAGACGGTCACTGTCTCGAACATCAACAGTTACGACGCGCTGCTCGTCGAGACTTCGGTCGACACGCAGACAAACGGGCGTCATACCTGCACTTGCGTGTGGATCTGGCTGACGGCATCGTCAAACGTCAATACGAAAAGCGGCGCGACCATCGCGACCGCGAAGATGAACATGAAGCGGAGCTCGAACGGTACAACGACAACGAGATCTAACACGACCTCCTACGGCGTTTACCCGAACTCATGCTCGCTCTCGAACGGCACGGCGACGCTCCCGATATACAAGCGATACAACTCGACGCAGACCGGAACATTAAACGGCAATTATACGACACGTGTCTACGGCTTCAAGCTGTATGACATGATCGGCGGTTAAGGAAAGGAAAACCCATGAACGAAAAACCGATTACACGTGAGGAGAAGCTGCTTGCGAACATCGCCGGTGAATCCTACGAGATCATCCCGCGGAACCGCGAGGAGTACTGGCTTTCAAAGATCGCCGAGAGCCGCGGCGGCGGCGGTGGCTCTTCTGACCCTTTTTCGGGGTACGATTTAGTGATTCGCGGAAATACAGCAAATCTCGTTGAAGATGAAACAGAGTTTGAAGTTTTGCGCGGAGATTATAACGCAATCAAGGGAAAGGCTGAAAATGGAATGCCAATCAGAATTCTAGCTTATGGTCATAGTGAAGTGGAAGGGGCTCACACCGTAGTAAATTTTGATGTGTTAAATGTTGTATTTGATGAATACGAAGCTGATGTCCCTATATTACAATTTACAGTTGCTATTTTTGGGTCTAACACATTTTATGCCGCAGCAAATAGCGGCGGTGGTACAACGGAACGAATTGGTGATAATTTGTTGGCCGTACAACTTGTAGGTGCTGTGCTTGCACCTGATAACAAAATTTATTTAATGTGGTAACGGCACTAAAAAATAGAAAGGAGAAAAAAATGGCAATTAAACCGAAAAACAGAGAGCAGAACTTCCTTGCCAAGATCGCCGGCTCGTCTGAAGCGGACATGACCATGCAGCCGCGTTCCGATTTTCGTCACACCATTAGCAAATGGCGAATATGACGATACATACGTTAATTTAATAGTTGCATATTCTACGGATAACGATTCGTTCTTCGCAGTGATGGGAACCGATATATCCAACAGTCTCAACAGAATCTTCAACGCAGAAACGGCAACAGCAAACCTTGTGCAAAACACAGACCTGTAACTTAAAGAGAATCCATCATCACGCTTGCGGAAGAGCAAGTGGGATAGAAAGGACACACCATGAGCAACAGCCCTCTCGTAAACTACACCAAGATCTCGCCTAACCAGTCGAGCCGGCTCGGGTGTAAGATCGACCGCATCACGATCCACCACATGGCAGGGATCCTCGACGTCGAGACTGTCGGAAGAATCTTCTCAAGCGGCGAAAGGGAAGCGTCCTCGAACTATGCGATTGATAACCAGCTCCGCGTCGGCATGTACGTGGAGGAGAAGGATCGCTCCTGGGCGTCCTCCAACGGCGACAACGACCGCCGGGCGGTGACCATCGAGCTTGCCAACGACACGCTCGGCCCGGAGTGGCACGTGAGCGATGCCGTGATCAATAAGTGCATCGAGCTTTGTGCAGACATCTGCAAGCGGAACGGCATCAAGGCGCTGAACTACACCGGCGACCTGGACGGCAACCTCA